ATTTTTTTTTGTTGGTAGGTACCGCTTATTTGGTATGAGTTTTGGATATAGGCACATAATTATTGAAGACCTGTTTTGCCTACTTTTGCCCCTAGTGCTGCTCCGGCTCCTTTTGAGGCTATTTCAAGCATTCCTAGTACAATGTCTTTGACGAGCTTTTGTTCTTCAATGTCCAGGCCTTTTTTGCCTAGTTCGTATCTGTTTATTACGTCTTGTGCATAGGCTTCCATTTGTTCTTTTTGGATGATTAGTGCTTTACCCTTTTTTGTAAGCTCTTCCCATCCTTGTAGGATTTGTGCCGGAATCGCTTTTGCTTGCTCTTCATTGACTTTTTGCTGACTTCCTTTAAGTAGTATTTCAGCCATTAGGTTTTGGAGTGTTAATGCGCTTTCTTTTGTTTTATTGTCGATTGTCCGTTCTTTTAACTCGTTGTCGAGTTTCATTCCGTTGATTTCTTCGGCTAGTTTATCAATTCCTTTTTGTAGGCTTTTGATGTTCCAGCGTGTTTCATCGGCTTTGTCTTTAGTCCAATCGGCTGTGTTTCGTTTAAGTTCCTCTTCCGCATCTGCCACTCTGATTTGTCCTAATATGAGCCCTTTTTTCACTTTTTCATTTGAAGTCTGGGCTATTAGGTTATCAATTGTAGCTTCTTGTAATTTAGTATCTACACCTCTTGTTTTGTCGGCATCGGCTTCATTTTTATTTGCTTGGCTTTCATTTAGCCTTACTTGACTAGCCATATTTGCTAATTGTAGTGCCATTCCTTGCGCTTGTAGTCCTGCTTCTGTTCCTGTTTTACTTGGCATTCCTACTCCGTTTGCTTGACCTGCTCCGCTAGTTGTTCCGCCTGCTCCGCCTTGTCCATATATAAGCCCAGGACTAAGTCCTGCGGCTTTTATATGTTTCATTGAATTTTCGTAGTTGGTGTAATTCCATAAATCCTTTGCTAATCCTGTGCTGTAATAAGCTTGTTTTTGATTCAATTTAGCCTGGTATTTCATTAAAGCTAAATTTTCTTGGTATTGGCTACTTTTGGCGCTGTTATTAGCAATTGCACTTCCAATTGCCCCACCTATACCGATAATTGTTCCTAGCATAATTATTTACATTTTCGCGCTTTGATATTTCAAAGCGATATTCATATTACTTGATAATAAATTGTAGGTGCGTACTTTCGTGTATTTTAAAGTATTTTGTCTTTACAAATACTCCGAAGTGCTTGTTACCTACAAGGCTTTAAAGATACCTCTTTAAACAGTTTAGTTTTCACTAGGTGAACCTCCTTCTGTCTTATTTGGTACATTTCCGAAATCTTCCGGTTTTGGAGCTATCTCTTTCTTCGCTGAACTTCTTGTAATCTTGTCATAAGCGTCCATTGCTATATCGAATCTGTCCGTTCGGATATTATATGCAGGTAGTACACCATCTTCCTTTGCCGTATAAATGATAGGTGCTGTATCTGTGATTGGCTCCTTGTTCTGTAGGATTCTTGCGCATTTTGTTTCAATGCTTTCACCCTCGTAGATTTCAACTGATTTTAATCTACCGTTATTTTTTGTTGGAGATGAATATTTCATAATGTTATAATTTTTATAAGTTAGGAATTTGTTTTGCACTGATTAGCCGTCTTGCTTTAATTTCAAATCTTGTTTGTACCCAAAAGTTCATAGCATCTAGGTTTGCGTCTGCGAATATGTAATTGAATTTTTCTGGGTCTATGTATGTTGTTAAATCCTCGATTTGTGGTGATGCTGAATTGTTCATTGAATAATTTCTATTCAATACCATAAAGCTCTCACTCATCCCAGGCGCAAAGTTTCCGAATGTTCTGTTAACATTTGTCATGTAGTTAATCCAGGCTACGGTTTTACCTGCTGCTGTACGTTTTAAATCTGGGTCTGCTGTATAGTAGTCCGCCCACCATGCACGCTCTCCGTTTATTGAGTCTTGGTACCCGATTCCGTCTAGTGCTGGTTTGTGCCAATCGTCCATGGTTTCCAGATAGGTATCCCAGGTGTTTCCCTGTCCGTAGTCTATACGTGGAGTAATTGAGCAAATACTTATAATGTAACATGGTTCTGTTACTTTGATACGGATATGTCCGCCTTTTTGTCTTCCTGTTGTTACACCTCGTCCGGCTAGTGTTCCTAGTGGTTCATTTTCGGATGCGCTGTTGCTAATTACTTCTTGGAATACGATTTCCTGGCTTACACCCCCTTCAAACATTGGTGTTTCGCATCTTTCCATGTAGTTGCCTCCTGTGTATACAGTTTCTAGCCAGTCTCGATATGTCCCACCACTTATTGCGATTCTATTTAGGAAGTTGTATACTTTTTGTGATAGGTTTAAAGCGTCCATTGATAGTGTACCGTCTGATACGTCTACAGCGCTTGCTTCATTGATTCCGTCTACTCCTTCTATCCATTCGGTATTAATCCAATTTTGATATAAGTCACTATTGTATGTTTTTAAACATAGTCCGAATTGTGGCGCGCTTGTTTTTAATTTATTGTTGCTGAATCTTTCTGTTAATGTGTTAAAAGGCGCTACGCTGCTTATTTTGCTTCCGATATCAAATACTATATCTCCTGGTGTTAATAGTATTTTGTCTCTGATTGTATCGAGGTTTTCTAATGGTATTTGTTGTAATGCTGTTGTACCCTGTTGTGCCATTTTTGAGACTATATAGGTTGACTTGGAGTTTATTTTGTCTATTAATAATTCTGTTTTGGACTTCCATGTTCCTATGTCTGTTGCTTTCCATTCTCTGTAGCGGCTGTTTTCGCTTCCATAGATTATTAATCCATTTTGTGATACTAGATTATCAAATGTGAATATGTCATTATTTTTTAATGTTATATTCATATTTTTTGCATCTACGGGATTACCGTTGTATCCTACGGTTAGTTCTGGTGTACCTCCAATGATATAAAAATTATCTTCTTGTGTATTGGCGTAGAAATTTTTAAATATGTCATAGTATGCAAGAATTGGTACGGCGTTTTTTGTTGCTGTTTTTGTTTCTACATTTTGTAAGTTTGCAAAACCTCTGATTCCTAAGTATGCTAGTAGACAACTTGGATTTACTTGCGTCCATTGGAATTCCTTTTCGTTTTTTTTATATACGTTATCGTATGTTTTTTTTAACACTACGGTTATTTGAGGTAATTTTACCTGTGCCATATTCAGACCTATTTTTGTACGGTTGTTGTGTAGCCAACTGTTGTACAATCTTACAGGTGCTGTATAAATATGGTGTTCTAATTTGAATGACCCGAATAACGGACCCGTCGTCGGATGTGTCAGCACATTTGCGTCGATGTCAATGTCGATTGTATCTCCTTTTTGTCCTACTAAACATAGATTCGGTACTAATGTTCCTGGGCTCTGTGTGTTTCTTACAATTGTCGACAAGTCGTGTGTAGACATGTTATAGTTATGCAGACTTACCGACATTTTATTATTGTCACCTATGGTATTTTTACCAATATTTTTTGTTATTGCCATAATTTAGTCCTCCTTTTTAGTGTTGTTGTCAATCTTTTTTGCAGAACGTTTAAGTTTCTTCTCGTATTCGTCTGCTTCTTTACATGCATATATCATTGCTGCAACTAGATTCCAGTTTATAGAGTTGATTACTTCTTCTGCTGCTTCACGTGTTGGAAACTTTTCAGTTGTTGCTAAATGCTTTCCAATTACAATCATGTATTCTTTTTCTTCTTGAGTTGTTGGTAATACTCTGAATACATCTTTCATGTCGTTAAATTCTCTTTCCATTTTTTAATAGTTTTTAGGGTTAATATTGATTTTTGTACTATCAACGCTTGACGTTGTTGTTTGTTCGGTCTTTTGCGTTGAGTTTTGATTGTTTTTGCTGACGCTTAAACTCATTGTGCAACTTTGCACACAAAGCGTAGTAATGATTGCAATTATTGCGGTCGAAATAGCTCGGATAACTTCTACCCATTGCGTCCCGTTGATTTTCATAATTCTCCATTTTTAATGTATAAATAACTTCCGCCTATGAAGGCGATTATTAATAGTAATATTACTATTCCGAATACTTCTCTAGGCATGTTTAAAATAATTTAAGTTGTTTTTGATTCCATTTTTCTAAATCTTCATTGTCTTTGTCATAAGTTTTTTCACATATTAACCTCCTTTCTTGTTTTGTGAAGATGTATTTTTTTGTAATAACATCTTCATCCAGTTCATAACATATTTTCTTCATTTTTATTGACGTGTTGAAATACACGTAATTTTTTAACTCTCGAAATGTATTGAAAATATATCCGTCTGTTTCATATTTTCTAATCTTTTTCGGTTTTTTCATTTTCGTTAGGATATAATTTTTTCGTTTCTACTACACATACGATTTTCCATCCTTCCTCGTTAAATTCTCTGTTTGCTTCTTTTGCAATTGCAAGTGCTGTTTTGTATGTCCATTCACCTGCATAGTTGATAATGAGTAATTCACCTGTATTTTTGTTCTCTTTTACTACTGAAAATTTTGTTGCTGCCATAATTAATTGTCTTTAAGTTCTTTAATTTTATTTATAAATGTCTCGTAATCAAGATAATAAAAGTCTGTAAAGTAATCTTTGTAAACTAATAGTTTTATAAGTTCCGTATTCATAATTTTCTTTTTTTGTTTTACAAAATCTAATAAACTCCTTTTTTTCTTTGCTATAAAGAAACTTTAATTTTTCATTGTTCACCTCCTTTCTTATTGACATTACAAATATAATTGATTTTTCTGAATTCTATAAATTTTCTGATATTTATCTGAAGTATTTAATTATTATTAGCAATAGTATCTTTAAGCCTTCGTGGCGTTTGAACGAGGATTAGAGTAACAGAGAGGCGCCGAGCCTCTCCTTAGCGACTAGCACCATAGTATCGGCGAAGCCGCACACCACGACCGTAGGTCGGGTGCACTTCACGCCTTATCTTGGTCTTAAGGTAGCTGTCTCTCGGATAAAGGCACACCTCACCCACCCGCTATACACCGAAGCCACCCGGCGTTTGAGGTGTTAAATACAGACCCGTATGATATAAACACGGAACCCTGTTGGACGTGCCATAGCGCAGCCCCTAATTTGAGTTGAAATATAGATTGGCGAATAAATCAATGTCCTTATTTAATCGTTTTTCACTTCTTTCTTCCTTTCTTCTTTCCTTCTCGGCGACCATAGTCGCTTTAGATTCTATCCATTGATTTTGTTTTTTAAGCCTGTTAAAATATTTTCTTTTATCCCATTCTTTCGGATTATCGTGGTATAGTCTTTCACAGCGTTCTCGTTCGCTTACGATTACACCGTGGTATCTTGATTCTTCTGTTTTGAGGTCTATTTTGATTCCTAGTATATAGACTATTCCCTTTTCGATTTTGTCTAGGAATAGTTTTTCGCGTTCTTCTTCTGTAAATATTTTGTTTCTGTAATAGATAGGTAAGTTGAGTTTTCCACCGTTTCTCATCCGGTATGATTCATTTGTTTTGCCTGGGATATATACATGCCTTTTAGCGTCTTCTCGTTTGAGGTAGCCTGAGCCTATTCCGGCCGAACATAACACTTTTCCTCTGAATTTTGGGTGCTTTTCGTCTACTTTTAGCATGTATTTTGTAATGTAGTTGATAGTTTTTTCATTCACGAAATATCCGGTGAATGTGATTCCGTATTTCCAATTGTTTGTTACTTTTTCTCCATTTCCTAGGCCCCATACTATCCCATGGAGATGTAATCTTTCTGTTTTCTCGTGCCCTAGTTCTGTAATAAACCAATGTTTTACGGATTTTCCGGTTAATTTTCGTACTCTTTCTAGGCATAACCTTATGGCTTTTGTTGCAATATCATTATCGTCTTTTAACTTGTATTTTTGTTTTAGTTGCTTGTAGGATTTATCATCGATTGTCAGTGTTAGGAAATATGCATTTGGTGTTTGTCTGTTTTCCTCTGACATTCTTACTACCCATTGTCTTTGCTTTTGTTTCCTGCACTCATAACAGTCCCCACATGCTGCTGTTACATAACGTAGTCTTTCGTCAGGGCAAACAGGCGGTACCCCGCCATTTTTTTTTGTTGGTAGGTACCGCTTATTTGGTATGAGTTTTGGATATAGGCACATAATTATTGAAGACCTGTTTTGCCTACTTTTGCCCCTAGTGCT